TGGGAGAACCTGTCCCAGACTCACGTGCTGAGCATCGCCTCCGGCACCGAGGACGCCGATCTGTTCAAGGCCATCGTCCTGGCCGCCGGCGCGGTCAAGGGCAAGTACAGCCGCGGCCAGAAGGTCTGGTGCGTCAATGAGACCACCCGCACCTTCCTCGTGGCCAACGCCCTGACCATCAACGCCAACGGCGTCATTGTCGCCGCGGTGAACGACTCTCTGCCCGTCGTGGGCGGCATTCTGGAGGTCCTGGACTTTATCCCCGACAACGTGATTGTCGGCGGCTACATGGATCTGTACCTGCTCGCCGAGCGCGCCGGCACCCGCTTCGCCACCTCTGAGCATGTGCGCTTCCTGCAGGACCAGACCATCATGAAGGGCACCGCCCGCTACGACGGCCAGCCCGCCATCGCCGAAGGCTTCGTGGCCATCGGCCTGAACGGCGTGACGCCCACCGCCAACGTCCAGTTCGCGGGCGAGTAAACGAACGGAAATAGCCGTGCCAAATTCGGGCACGGCTAGTCAAGAAAGGAGGCGCCGGCATGACGGACGCCACAAGCTTGCTTCCGGCTTTGAAAATCGACCTGCGGATCAGCACCGACGCCTTTGATGAGCGGCTGCAGGCCTACCTGCAGAACGCCGAGGAGGCGATCACCCGCGAGGGCGCGGAGCTGACCGATTCGGCGGAGGATCAGATGCTGGTCGTGCAGTACGCGGCCTGGACCTGGCGCCGCCGGGACACCGGCGAGGCCATGCCCCGCATGATCCGCTGGGCGCTGAACAACCGGATTTTCAGCCAGCACATGGAGGGCGCCTGATGGACGGCGTCATCTACCTGGTGCAGCAGACACCGGAGCGCACCCCCTCCGGCGTCTGGCAAAGGCCCAGCACCGCCCGGCGGATCTTCTGCCAGGTGGACAGCATCACGCGGCAGGAGTTCTTTTCCGCCGGGCGCAACGGGCTCAATCCGGAGTTCACGTTTACGATCTTCGCCGGGGACTACCAGGGCGAGAGCGTGCTGCTCTACCAGGACAAGCCCTACGCCATCTATCGGACCTATTACGTGCCGGACACCGACTACCTGGAGCTCTACGTGCAGCGGGAAGGAGGCACCAATGGCCAGAACGCCAATTGACCGCCTGGATGCCGTCATCAAGCAGACGCTGGAGGAGTACGCCGAGGGCGTGCAGACCAGCGTGAGCGACGCCACGCGCAGCGTGGCCAAGGCCGGCGCGGCGGCCGTCCGCGCCGCCTCCGGCGCTTTCGGTGGGACTGGCAAGTACCGCAAAGGCTGGACGTATAAGGTGGAGACCCGGCGACTCTACAGCACCGGCGTGATCTACAACCGGACGCCAGGCCTGCCGCATCTCCTGGAAAACGGCCACGCCAAGCGCGGCGGAGGTCGTGTCGACGGCCAAGTGCACATCAAACCCGTCGAGGAAGAAATTGTGCAGCAGTTTGAAGGAGCGATCCGGGCAGACTTATGAGAACCATGAACAAAGACCAGCTTGGCGCAATGGTGGAAGCCATCGGCCTGCCGAGCGCCTATTACCAGTTCCCCGAAAAGACCGGCCAGGAGCCGCCCTTCGTGTGCTTCTACATCCAGAGCTCCGACGACTTCACCGCCGACAATCGGAACATGGTCAAGATCCGGAACCTTGTGATCGAGCTCTACACCGACAACAAGGACTACACCTGGGAAGCCGCGGTGGAAGCCGCGCTGGATGCCGCCGGCCTGACCTACAGCACGGCGGAAAGCTATATCGACAGCGAGCGCATGTACCTTGTGGCGTACAGCGCGCAATTCATTTTTACGGAGGAGTAAAAAAATGGCGAACAAAGTAAAATACGGCCTCAGCAACTGCTACTACGCGGTGCTGGATGAGACCGCGGGCACCTACGGCGCGCCCGTCGCGCTGCCCGGCGCCGTCTCGCTGAGCATGGATCAGGACGGCGACACCAACAAGTTCCGGGCCGACAACATCGATTATTATACCAGCATTTCCAACAACGGCTACTCCGGCGATCTGGAGCTGGCGCTGATCCCGGACAGCTTCCTCACCGACGTCATGGGCGAAGTGAAGGACGCCACGACCGGCCTGCAGTATGAGACCGGCGACGCCAAACCGAAGCCCTTTGCCTTCCTGTTTCAGTTTGAGGGCGACGCCAACGCCACCCGGCACGTGCTCTACAACTGCAAGGCTACGCGCCCGACGCTCGGCTCCCAGACCACCGACACCACGATCGAGCCGGTCACGGAGACGATCAATCTGACCGCGACCGCGCGCAACGTGCCGATTGCGGGCGTGACCAAGCCTCTTGTCAAGGCCAAGTGCGCGCCCACGGATGACGCCTACGCCAACTTCTTCACCCAGGTGCAGCTGCCCACTGCGTAAGACGCCATGGAGAGGATCGTCACGATTGACGGACAGGACGTGCGGTTGACGGCCAACGCCGCCACCCCGCGCCTGTACCGCTCGCAGTTTAAAAAGGACGTGTTCCTGGGCATGCAGGCCGCGGTGACGCCCGAGGGCGAAATCAAGGATTTTGAGCTCTTTGAAAACCTCGCCTTCATTATGGCGATGCAGGCGGGCTCCATCCCTATCGGCACCAAGATCGAGGACTGGCTGGCCACGTTCTCGCCGATGGCCATCCCGGAGGCCACGCCCCAGCTCATCGAGCTCTGGAGCGAGGAGACGGCCACCACATCCGACGCAAAAAAAGAGTAAGACCGACGGACCGGGACATGAACACGGCGCTGTTCCTACTTCGCTGTGTTCAGCTCGGCCTGTCCGTGGCCGATCTTGAGCTTCTGGAGATCGGCATGGTCTATGACATGTTTACGGAAGCATCAAATGATGACTGGGACGGCTGGAGTCAAAAAGCGACTCAAGCCGATTTTGATAAGTTTTAGGTGATCCTATGGCTGGAAGCATTCGAGGCATCACAATTGAATTAAACGGCGACACCTCCGGCCTGGTCAAGTCTCTTAAGGCCGTTGACTCCGCCGTCAAGAGCACCAAAACGCAGCTGCGCGACGTCGAGAAGCTGTTGAAGCTCAACCCGGGCAACACCGAGCTGCTGACCCAAAAACAGCGCCTCCTGGCATCCGAGATCCAGGCGACGAAGAACAAGCTGCAGGAGCTGAACAAGGCCCAGGCGGAAATGGACGCCCAGGGAGTGGACAAGACCTCGGAGCAGTACATGGCGCTGCAGCGGGAGATCATCGCCACCCAGGGCGACCTGGAGCGCCTGGAAGGGGAGCTGTCCGACTTTGGCAGCGTCGGCGCGCAAAAGATCGCCGCCCTGGGCGACAAGATCTCGGGCATCGGGAAAAAGCTCTCCGACATCGGCGGTACACTTTCCAAGAAGGTCACGGCGCCGATCGTCGCCGGCTTTACCCTGGCGGCCAAGTCCGCCTCCGACTACGAGGAAAACCTGAACAAAATCGACGTCGCCTTCGGCGATTCGGCGGAAGCTGTCAAGACCTGGGCGGAGACCGCGCTGGAGCAGTTCGGCCTAAGCAAAGTGGCAGCCACGGAGGCCGTGTCCAGCTTCGGTGCCCTGGGCAAGGGCATCGGCCTGGCCGAAAAGGACGCCGCAGAGATGGCCACCACGCTGGCCGGCCTGTCGGCGGATCTCGCGTCCTACTTTAACACAAGCACGGACGTCTCCGCCAAGGCGCTGGAGGGCATCTTTACCGGCGAGGCGGAAGCGCTGAAGAAGTTCGGCGTCGTCATGAACGACACGAACCTCAAGCAGTTCGCCGCGGACCAAGGCCTTGTGTATGACAAGCTCAGCCAGACGGAAAAGACCATGCTGCGCTACAATTACGTCCTGGCAAAAACTGCGGACGCCCAGGGCGACTATGCCCGGACCAGCGACGGCACGGCCAACAGCGTCAAAACCTTCCAGGCCGCGCTCTCCGACGTGGCCACCGTGATCGGGACCGAGCTGCTGCCTCTGATCACGCCGCTGATCACAAAGCTCGGCAAAGTGATCACGCAGGTGAGTAAAATGCCGCCCAAAATGCGGAAGGTCGTCGTCACACTGGGCCTGATCGCCGCCGGCATCGGCCCGCTGCTGGTCGGGATCGGCAAGGTGGCAAGCGGCGCCGGAGCACTGATGAAGCTCGCGCCGAAGCTGGTCTCCGCGTTCAGCGTCTTTGGCGTGAAGGGCCTGGTCGTGACCGCCATCATCGCTGCCGTCGTGCTGATCATCAAAAACTGGGACAAGATTAAAGCCGCGGGCAAAGCCCTGGCGTCTGCCCTTGCGCAAACCTGGCAGAGCATCCGCAGCACGATCACCAACACCGCGACGGCGATCCGCGACGGCGTCTCAAACACCTGGGAGTCCCTCAGGCAGAAAGTGGTACAGACGACCACGACGATCCAGACCGCTTTGTCGACGGCCTGGAACACAATCATGACCACGGCCACCACGGTCTGGACTGCGATCAAGACCGCGGTCACTACGACGTTCACGAACCTCGGCACGGCTCTGAGCACGACAGCAGGCAATATTAGGACAGCTTTGTCGAATGCCTGGAACACGATCAAGACCACGGCCAACACTGCCTGGACCGCGATCAGGACCACGGTCTCCACAGCGTTTTCCAACCTTTCCACCGCCCTGAGCGCGACGGCTGCAAGCATCAAAGCTGCGCTGGCAACCACATGGGACACCATTAAGACAAAGGCCACTACAACCTGGGCCACTATCAAAACGTCAGTTTCGTCGACATTCACCAGCCTAAAGGAATCCCTCAGCGGAACCGTTGACGCACTTAAGACTTCACTCTCCACTGCCTGGAACACGATCCGCACAACAGCCGCGGGCGCCTGGGGAAAAATCAAGTCCGCGATTACCGCGCCAATCGCGAGCGCAAAAAGCACGATTGACGGTTACATCTCCAACATCAAAAATGCGCTCGGGCAGATCGTGATCCCAAAGTTCAGTCTGACGATGGGGACAAAAGTCTTGAATCTCGGAATCCTCGGCCGCCGGACCATCCCCTGGCCCAATCTTGACATCGGGACGACGACCGTCGGCGCGCTGCTTGGCTTTGCCAAAGCCATGAACAACGCCTACATCCTGGACGGCGCTCAGATCTTCGGCATGTTGGGCAACCGGCCAATGATGGGCGGGGAAGCCGGGAAAGAGATCATCATGAGCTACGACAAGCTCGCCCAGATGATGGGCGGAGGCGGCGGCACGACGATCAACGTCACCGTCAACCCCGCGCCGGGCATGGATGAGCGCGCCCTTGCCGATATGGTGGCGCGTCGGATCCAGCGCAGCGTAGAGAATAGGAGGGCAGTATGGGCCTGATTTTTGACGGCGTCGACATCGAGGAAACCTACGGAATCCTGGTGGACGGCGCAGACACCTGGCCGAAGCCGGCCCGGGACCGGACCCTGATCCACGTCCCAGGCCGTAACGGCGACATTATCATGGACAACGGCTGCTGGAATAACGTGGAGATCACCTACCACCTGCTGATCAAGGACGGCTGGAAAGAGCTTTTTGAGGAATTCACCACCTGGCTGTGTTCCCATATTGGCTACTTCCGGCTGGAGGATCAGGACCGCCACCCGGACGTGTACCGCGTGGCGGAGTTCCCGGGCCCAATGGATCCGGAGCTCTGGTTTACCACGGAAACCGGCGTCTTTGACCTGACCTTCAACTGCAAGCCGCAGCAATACCTGATCACGGGCGGCCAGCAGCTGAACCTGCAGGCTGGCGCGGTGCTGGGCTACCTGTTGCAGTCTCCGCTCAGCTTCGTGCCGGTGGACGCTTCCGATCTAAGCGCCAGGGCGACGCCGCTTTTGCAGTACGATCAGAGCAGCACGACGATCACCATCAAGAACGACAGCGACCGCACCGTGAGCTTTACGCTCGCCGCGGGCTGGTACGACAGCAGCAAAACGCTGCTGCGTGTCGATTCCTGGACGGAGACGCTTGCCCCTGGTCTGAGCCTGAATATCGCCAGCAACGCGCCAAGCGGCGTCGCTTGGGCCTACAGGCGCTTCTCCGTGCACTTCATGCAGGGCTCCTGGGCTGACGAGGTGAGCTTCACAATGACGCCTGCAGGCGGCGCGAGCTATTCCCTGGGCCCGCAGCTGGGCACGATCTACAACCCCACGCCCTACAATGCCTTCCCGCTGCTGTATTTTGACCTGACCAACGTGCTGCAGGAGACGATGGCCGTCAGCCTGAACGACTTCAACATTGCCCTGGAGGGCGTGACGGACTTTTTCGACGGGGTCACCGACCTTTACATCGACTGCGAGCTGGAGGACTGCTACTCCATTGACACCGGCGAGACCTATAACCAGAACGCCGCGGTGACGATCACAAACTCCAATCCGCGGGAGCTCCGTGACTTCCCGTACTTGAAACCCGGCCAGAATGCAATCCGACTGGAAGCGATCGCGGATGAGGCGGCCGTCACGGTGCTGAGCGGCACGCAATCGGCTGTCCTGGCCGTGACGCCGCGAACCTACACCATTTAAGAGGGCGACGCCATGAAACCTGTCCTATTTGAAAAAGACGCGACGGAGTTCAGCAGCCTCGGCCTCTGCCGGCTGCCGGACGCCATCGCCTGCACGGTCACGGAGGAGCGCAACGGAGCCTTCGAGCTTGAGCTGATTTACCCCACCGACGGCCACTACGCTGAGGAGCTGCGCGAGGATCGGATCATTGCCGTCATCCCGCGGGACGGCGCCACAAAAAAGCAGGGCTTCCGGATCTACCGGATCCTGACGGAAATGCCGGGACAGCTGACTGTCTCGGCACGGCATATCAGCTACCAGCTCACCAACATCCCCGTCCCTGTCAACGCCGGCGTCTCCGATTCTGCGGAGGCAGCCATGCGCCTTCTCAAAAATTGGGCGGAGGAGCCTTGCCCCTTTTCTTTTTATTCGGACATTGTCGGGGCCTCCCGGTCCTACGGGATATCCACGCCGACCAGCCTGCGCTCAGCCCTCGGCGGCGTGCAGGGCTCGATCCTGGACGCCTACGGCGGAGAGCTCGAGTGGGACAACTGGGATATCCACCTCTGGGCCGCCCGCGGCGCTGACCACGGCGTGCGGATCACCTATGGAAAGAACCTGACCGCCCTGAGCCGTGCCGTGGACATCGGGGAGACCATCACCGGAGTTATGGGGTTTTGGCAAGGGCAGAACGACGACGGGACGCGTGCGCTGATTTATACAAACCCGCGTGTGATCAGCAACCCCCAGGCGGGGGAGTATTCCTACCCTCGCACTATGGTTTTGGACGCGACCGGCGCATTTGAATCGCCGCCCACCGTGGCCCAGCTGACAAGCTACGTCACAAGCTACTTGACGGCCTCCACGCTGGCCGCGGTCGATGAGGCGATCGACGTGGACTTTATCGCGCTCTGGCAGACGCCGGAATACCGGGACTACGCCCCGCTGGAGCGCGTCTCCCTTTGCGACACCGTCTATGTGGGATATAAGCAGATGGGCGTCTCCATCAAGAAAAAGGTCACCCGCGTAGTCTATAACGTGCTGGCGGGCCGCTATGACAGCATCCAGCTCGGAAGCGCGTCCACCGTCGCCGACACCATCGCCGCGATCGGATCGGAGACGGCCGGCAAATACTCAAAGCCTGCCGGCGGGATCCCCGCCAGCGACCTCGCGCCCGGCGTGATCCCCAAAAAGACAAGCGAGCTCGATAACGACAGCGGCCTTGTCGAGCAGGAAAGAGCTGCTTTGACGTTCACAATCGCAGAGGCCGCAGACGTTCAAATCCATTTTGCCGCCCGGACCGGTGACCTGATAACACTGGCGTTTTTGTGCTTACTCGACACCACCACCATCGGCTGGCACACGCTCTTCACCTTCACCAACATTACCGTGGGCGCGTATACCACTGGGGTCATGTTGGATTCCGCAGGCCGCCCTTTTATGGTGCGAGTCAACACGGACAACACTGTTTCAGTCTATCAGTACACCACAAACAACCCCGTAAATGTCCGGGGCGAGATTACATTTATTCTGACGGGGGTGAGCGAATGAACACTTGTGTTTGCTGCGGCGCTCCTATCCCGGAAGGCTGCATGGTATGCTGGGCCTGCGAGCACGGCTACTGGCCGGAGGTGAACACCGATGGGAAAGATTGACGGCGCCGTATCCTGGGCGATAGCCATCGCTAACAATCCGGCGCACGGCTATGATCAGCTCCACCGCTGGGGCCCGGACTATGACTGCAGCAGCCTGGTGATCAGCGCCTGGGAGTCCGTCGGCCTGGCCGTCCGCGAAGCCGGGGCCAGCTATACGGGAAACATGCGCGGCGCGTTTCTGAGCTGCGGCTTTCGAGCCGTGACCGGCAGCGTGGATCTCGCCACCGGCATCGGCCTTGAGCCCGGCGACGTGCTGCTCAACTACGGCGCCCACACCGCCATGGTGACCGGCAACGGGCGCATGGTGGCCGCCCGGATCAATGAGCACGGCCAGACTACCGGCGGCGCCGAAGGCGATCAAACCGGCCGCGAGATCTGTCAGCAGAATTATTACAATTACCCCTGGGACGCGGTCCTCCGCTACCAGGAGCGAGGCACGACGGCCGCGGACCATTCTGCCGGATCCGGCAATAAGGTCCCAGCCCATCCAGAGACGACTATCCGTGGAATCCCGCTGGTCAAGCGCGGCAGCCGCGGCGAGCTTGTCCGGGCCGCGCAGTATCTCCTGGAGGGCCGCGGCTTTTCCTGCGGGATCCACGGCGCCGACGGTGACTTCGGCAGCGCCACTGAAAAGGCCGTCAAGGCATTCCAGGACGACCGCGATCTGCTCCAGGACGGGCAGATCGGAGACAACACATGGACCCGGCTGCTGCTGGGCTGATTTGAGGAGGAGCTAATCATGTACACGCCTGACAAAGCGACGGAGATCAAGGGAGCCATCACCCTGGTGCTGGCCACACTGACGGCCCTGTGGGGCTGGCTCGGCTGGGCCGTGCTCCTCTGGGCGGCCTGCATCCTGCTGGACTATGCCAGCGGCACCGCCGCGGCGAGAAAAGCAGGGGAGTGGTCCTCGGCCGTGGCCCGGGACGGGCTTTGGCATAAGCTGGGCGAGATCTTTGCGGTCCTGGTGGCCGCGCTTTGCGATATCAGTTTAAACGTCATTATGGAGGGCTCCGGCTTCCCGGTCCCGTTTGAGATCGGCCCAGTGATCACGCCGCTGGTGCTGCTCTGGTACATCATCACGGAGCTGGGCAGCATCGTCGAGAACGCCGGACGCCTGGGCGCGCCGATTCCGATCTGGCTGCAGCGCTCGCTCAAACAGTACAAGAAAAAGCTGGACGCCGACCAGGGCGTCGAGGAGGTCGAGGGCGAGCCGGTGTATACCGGCAAGCACGAGCGAGAGCCGGAGACGCCGAAAGAGGCGCCTCCCGCGGACGTTAAACCGGACTGAATTTCCCGGTCGATTTCCCGGTCTGGAAGTGTTTTAGAGTGCATTAAATTACACATAGGCTGCCCGGCCGCGAATAGGCCAAGTACGCAAAAAAGCCCGGAATCCTCGCATTTTTGAGGATTCCGGGCTTTTAAGTTTGGAGCTGGTAATGTGACTCGAACACACGACCTGCTGATTACGAAGGCGCGGAGCGTAAAGCTCAGGAATGGCGGCGTGGCGCGGAAAATCAGGCGCCGCTTTTTTCGCTTCCCGGCGCATTTCCCGGATTCTCGGTTTTCCCGGAGACCGCGGCGGCATTGATCAGGGCGCGGGCCTGATCCACCACGGCGGTGCTGGCGTGGGTGTAGATGTTGGCTGTGGTGCTGATATCCGCGTGGCCCATGAGCTCCTTGGCCACATTGATCGGGACGCCGGCGATCTCCAGATCCGTACAGTACGTGTGGCGCAGATCGTAGAGGTCCAGATCCTCGGCCAGGACGCTCTCGGTGATCACCAGGCTGTGCCGCCGGGCGCCGGGGAGCTTGACGCGCTCCGTCTTGGCCCCGAGCTCGATGTCCATGTACTTTTTCACCGTCTCCCAGCGCCGCCGCATGGAGGTCTCGCTGAGAGGCGTCTTTTTGTCTTTCTGCGTGAACAGGTAGGGCGAGGCGTCGGCCTGCAGCTGCTTCTCCAGCCAGGGCACCAGATCCTCCGGGATGGGAACGTCACGGAGACCGGCTTTCGTTTTCGGCGCCTTCTCCCGGGAGCTGCCAGACTCCCGGGCGGATCGGACGCGCAGCGTGCGGCCCTTGAGATCCACGTCCGCCTTTTTTAGCGTGCCGGTCTCGCCGGGGCGGAGCCCGCAACGCAGCATGAGAAGCAGCCAGCAGCCGCTCCTGTTGATTATTCCGTCGAAGGTGGGATAAGCGGCCACCGCGAGCAAAGCGGCTCTCTCGGCCTCTGTGAGGCTCCTGTGGCCGTTTTCGGTCGTCTCGGGGAGTACCAGCCCCTCGGACGGGTCAAACGGCAGCAGGCGGCTCAAATAGGCCCGTTTGAACAGCGCCTTCATGACCATGCGCAGCTTCTCCACGCCGGAGATGCTCTCGCCCGCGTGCCGGTTCAGGATCTTCTGCAGGTGCAGCTCTGTCACCTGGCGGAGCTTGAGCTTCCCGATGGCCGGGATGACCTGCCGATCCAGCGTGCCGCGATACATGGCCTTACTTTTAGCCGTGATCTTCCGCGGGGCGATGTATTCCGTGTACCAGACCTCGGCCCACTCTTTCACGGTTTTATTGGAATCCATCCGCCCGGCCTCCAGCGCCTGGATCCTCTTGAGCTTTTTCTCCAGGGCCTCCTCCTCGGTTTTCCCATAAACTTCATAGGATATCCCATCGAAGGTGAAGTATTTCCGGATGTAGTGATATTTCTCTTTCTTTGGCATGCTTGACCTCTCCGCATATGGCTCACGCCCGGCAGAAGCCGGGCGTGTTCAATTTAGGCACGATCAATACCCGACCTGTGTTACGGCGTACTCCGCCTGCTCGCGGGTGAACCCGTCAAATTCCAGCTGGCCGATCAGACCATCGCGCGAGAAAGAAGTAAACGCGAGGTAATCCTCGGCACTCTGGACGGCCTGCTCAAACCAATCAACGGTAATGTGATCCACAGCAAATTCGGCGTCCTCATGGGAATAACCATCAAATTCAAGTTGATTAATCAGCCCGGTGCGGGAGAAAGCTGTAAAGCTGAGATAATCCTGGGCGGATCGCACAGCGTTTTTCTGCCCCATTGTAAGCTCAGCCCCATCTGCAGGCGCGTTCTTTTCGACAGGCGCCTCGGCCTGTTCTGCCGGTGCCTCTGTGACCTGATCCGCGATGGTCGTTTTGCTGAGGTCGTAGAGCACAGTGCCCTCGCAAACAGAAAACAGCAGGAAGCGCGTCTCCGTGTCGAAGCAGTTCAACAAAACAACCGGATCGTCTGCCTCTGACCCGACCATGGCCTGATACCGCTGCTGGACCTCGCAGACTTCCGCGAGAGATTCCTCCCAGCTCGGATCGGCAAGATCGCCGAAGCCGATCAGCAGCGCAGCGCTGGCAAAAGCGTCTTCCCCATAAACATTGAACACGATGAGCCTCCCGATCTGGTTGACTTCATAGGTGCCCTCGGGAAAATCAACTGCGGCAGTTTCTTTGATCTGCGCAAACAAAGCGTCGTCGACCGGTGCCTCCGCGAAGGCCGGGACGGCCAGGGCGAAGATCAGGATCAGGGACAGGGCGATACAGAAAACTTTTTTCATGGTTTCCTCCTCAGTATAGATATTCTATTTTGCCAACTCGTCGGTGGTAGCCTGCCCGGTGAAAGGGGCCAGGGCAAGCCGTACCATCTCCCGGGAGCGATCATCCGCCCGGCGGAAGGCAAGCACCAGCTCCGTCTCCTCCTCGCTCAGCTCCGGCGAGGGCAGCTCCGCCCGGCCCAGCAGGTAATCCGCCGAGACGCCGAAGATGTCGCAGAGCCGGAAGATGGTCTCGACATCAAGACCCCGGTCGCCCTTTTCGTAGTGGCTGACCGTCTGCGGTTTTGTGTTCAGCCTCGTGGCCAGATCGGACTGCAGCCACCCGTTTTGCAGCCGCAGCTCTTTGATTCGGTTCATTTTGTCAGCCTCCACAAATTAACTGTGAAAATTATACAACACAAAAAGCGGAATTTCAGCCATTTCAACAAATCGTTGAATTTAGATGCAATTTAGATTGACAATCAACGATACGGAGATTTATTATAAAACCGCTCAACAAATTGTTGAATTTCCAACATCATCAACAAAGTTTCCAACAGAAAGAGAAAGGAGAAACACGATGATCGCAATGCTCAAGTACGTGATCGAGATGCTCCAGATCCTGGCCCAGGGCCCGGAGACGGAGGAGGACGGCTACCTGGAAATGAGAGAGGAGGCGCGGGG